GTCAAAAAATACTATGACGCCATCAGTAAGTTTAAAATTAATATTCCAACGCCTGTTATGGCTGGCGTCAGGACTCCTCTTCGTCAGTTCGCTAGTTGTGTACTGGTCGATAGCGATGACAGTTTACCTAGTATCTTTTCTAGCGACATGGCTATCGGCCGTTATGTGGCCCAACGGGCAGGTATTGGTATTAATGCTGGCAGAATTCGTGGAATCAATTCGAGGATTCGTGGTGGGGAAATTCAACACACTGGTGTTATTCCTTTTCTCAAGAAGTTCGAAGCCACAGTAAGATGTTGCACACAGAATGGTGTTCGTGGCGGTTCTGCAACAGTTCACTTCCCAATCTGGCACCAAGAGATAGAAGATATAATGGTGTTAAAGAACAACAAAGGCACAGAAGATAATCGAGTACGAAAGTTAGACTACTCAATACAAATATCAAAACTATTCTATGAACGATTTATTAAAGACGAAGAAATAACTTTGTTCTCACCACATGATGTGCCTGGTTTGTACGAAGCATTTGGTATGCCAGAGTTTGATGAGTTGTATGAGAAGTATGAAAGAAGTTACAAGACACCGAAAACAAAGATAAGAGCTCAAGAACTCATAGGTGCATTGTTGAAAGAAAGGGCAGAAACTGGTCGTATCTATATTATGAATATTGACCATTGTAACACTCACTCATCTTTCAAAGACAAAGTTTACATGTCAAATCTTTGCCAAGAGATTACATTACCGACAACGCCTGTACAACACATTGATGATGAAAATGGCGAGATTGCACTATGTATTCTGTCTGCTGTCAATCTAGGTTTGATTAAAGATAAGGATGACTTAGAAGAACTATGTGATTTGTCAGTTCGAGCATTAGATGAAATCATTGACTACCAAGAGTATCCTATTGTGGCTGCAAAACAGTCGGCACAATCAAGGCGTTCACTAGGTATTGGTTACATTGGTCTTGCTCACTATCTTGCAAAGAATCATGTTGCATACGGCGACAAAGAGGCACTTGAACTAGTAGATGAAACAACAGAGGCATTTCAATACTATCTGTTGAAAGCATCAAACAACCTTGCACAAGAAAAGGGCAAATGTGAATATTTTGAAAAGACTAAATACTCAGACGGAATACTTCCAATTGACACATACAAGAAAGACTTAGACAAGATTGTCAAAAGAAAGTTAAGTTATGATTGGAAACAATTACGAAAAGATATACAAGAACATGGACTAAGGCATAGTACACTTTCAGCACAAATGCCTTCAGAATCAAGTTCTGTTGTGTCTAACGCAACAAATGGCATAGAACCCCCACGAGATTATCTTTCAGTTAAGAAAAGTAAAAAAGGCACACTTAAACAGATTGTTCCTGATTACTACAGACTGAAAAACTTCTACACACTACTATGGGATATGCCTAGTAACGAAGGTTATATTAATGTCGTTGCAACTATGCAGAAGTATTTTGACCAGGCAATAAGTGGCAACTGGAGTTATAATCCAGAGAACTACACAGACGGCGAAGTGCCAATATCTGTCATGGCGAATGACTTATTGACTACATATAAGTTGGGATGGAAAACATCATACTATCAGAACACATATGATGCAAAGACAGACATAGATGAGCCTGCACACTCAGTTGGTTGGCACGATAATCAACCCATGAAAGAGAGAGAAGAATTTCAATCTCAGGAAGATTATGATGATTACTGTGAAGCGTGTATGATATAATGGCAAAAGGACCTATACAATTTCATAATCTAACAACAACTGACCAAATGGTCTATTTTGATTGGATGAACGCCTTGATTGAAGATGGGCAAATCGACCCAAATATTGAGAATGACGAGTACATAGATAAGATGGAAAGGATGCATAAGTGTGATGTCAATCAGACTGAACCAATATGGCCTTTCTTTGACGGAAATAATTATTACGACCCAAACGAAGAGGAGAATATATAATGGGAAAAAGAAGTATACCAGGCATAATAACAAAGAAAGGGGCACCGAAGTTGAAAAAGAATATGAGTCATAGTACTTTTACAGCAAAGCGTCACCCAAATAGTAAGAGGGTGAGAAATGCTTAAAACACTATTCGGTCAAAAATACACAAAGGCGTTTATAGACAGAGTTGCATGGCGTAAGGCACAATATTACGAGAATCGCAGACTCAAAACTATACGAGAGAACGCCACAAAGATGGCATTCAACTGGTCGCATGAATACCCTACTGGTACTCCCATTGAATATATTCGTGATGACATTATTGAAATGTGGGAAAGGGCTGATAAAGTCGGCATCTTTAGTAACATAGACCAAAAACAAAACATACCAGTCGAAGGAGAAAATGACGAAAGTATTTAACATAGAAGAAGTAGAATGGACTAAACAGCCTATGTTCTTTGGTGCTGAGCCAAACACACAGAGGTTTGACCAACAAAAGTACCCTATATTTGAGAAGTTGAATCAACAACAATTAGGTTTCTTTTGGCGTCCAGAAGAAGTGTCTTTGCAAAAAGACAGAAATGATTTTAATTCATTAACAGCAGAACAGAGGCACATATTTACCGCTAATTTAAAATATCAGACACTATTAGATAGTGTACAGGGCAGAGGTCCATGTCTAGCGTTCTTGCCTTACTGTTCGTTGCCTGAATTAGAATCAATGATTGTTGCATGGGATTTTAGTGAAACAATACATAGTCGTTCATACACCTATATTATGAAGAATGTCTATTCAAACCCTACGGCTGTGTTAGACACAATTGTGCAGACGCCTGAAATTATGGCAAGAGCAAAAACTGTAACCGAATCATATGATAGGTTCATAGAATATGCTCAAAGATATCATACGACAGGTAAAGGCAGTATGAGAGAGATGAAGAAACAACTATATCTAAATCTCATCAATGTAAACATACTCGAAGGGATTCGTTTCTATGTTTCATTTGCATGTTCTTTTGGTTTTGGCGAGTTAAAACTAATGGAAGGAAGTGCAAAGATTATATCTCTTATTGCTAGAGATGAGAACCTTCATCTTGCACTCACGCAGAACATTATAAATAACTATCGTACTAAAGAAAAAGATACAGAGATGTTAGAAATCATGCAAGAGTGTGAACCACTAGTTTACAAAATGTATGATGAGGCTGTTCAACAAGAAAAAGATTGGGCAGATTATCTATTCAAAGATGGTTCAATGATTGGTCTAAACGCCACACTACTCAATCAGTATGTTGAGTTTATGGCAAACAGACGAATGAAAAGTATTGGACTCACACCACCATACGAACAAGGATTAAGAAACAACCCTCTGCCTTGGACAGAACATTGGTTAAATAGTCGAGGTCTACAGAACGCACCACAAGAAACAGAGATTGAAAGTTATGTTGTGGGCGGTATCAAACAAGATGTCGAAACAAACAGTTTTAAAGGATTTCAATTATGAGTAATAAAGCAGATGAAGGCAAATTAGAACTATCTCTAAGAATATTGGGGAATGAAATAGTTGGTTTTAAAATGATGGTAGATGATTTCAAAATGAAATGGATGCTATTGGGTATAATAGCAATTGGCGCCCTTTCATGGATTATGGTTAACTTTGGCCCTATCTTGATGGAGACCTTTAGTGGCAATTAAAACAATATGTGAAAATTGTTCTGCAACATTTCTTGTAGTACACGATTTAGATGAGGATGATTATATCGAACAGTATTGTCCTTTCTGTGGTGAAGAGCATGAGGACATTGAAGAAGATGTGTTATTAAATGAAGATTGGGATTGACTATAGTTTAAGTTCGCCTGGTGTATGTGTTAATACAAGTGAGGGTGAATTTAGATATGAAGATTGTACATTTTACTTTTTAACAAATACAAAGAAGTATAATGATACATTTAAAGTCATTACAGCACCCGTAAATATGCGTAGTGAGGCTGTTAAGTTTATTGGTTCACCACATCAACTGTATACAAACGAACCTGAAAGATACAGTCAAATCGCTGACTGGGCTATCAACATAATCAAATCGTATGGTGATGCAGCGACAGGCATGAATCGTATAAAGCCTACAATTCAGATAGAGGATTACTCATATGGTTCCACGGGAAGAGTGTTTCATATCGCAGAAAATCTAGGACTACTCAAATATAAACTCAAAATGGAGTGTGGTTGGGATTATACTCTACTACCACCATCAGTTATAAAGAAGCATGCGACAGGCAAAGGTAACGCAAATAAAGATTTGATGCTTCACGCATTTGAGGAAGAAACACACACAAATCTTGGGAAAGTATTTGATACAACATCAAAATCACCAATTTCAGACATAGCGGATGCGTATTTTATCTGTAAATATACAGCAGAATAAAGTCAAAGTTTCTGTTATTCTAAATATAAGCAGATACAACACCAAAAGTGCGTATCTAATCCGAAATTTGATTTGATATCTCAAGCTTCATTTAACTCAGGCGTGAAAAATGACAAAAATAAAATCATTCTATACCAAACTACTCACATTCTTACGAATCAATGCTGCCTCATCTCAAGACAGCGATGATGATGATGACATGTGGTTCAGAATGCCGTTATAATTCACGCCAGAGTTTATCTTTACGCAAAAAACATGGAATAATGCTTGACATTAGTCCTCAACCAGTGTATAATATAGTAAAAACTACTTAAAAAACAATGTCAAAGATTGTAGCTATCTCTCTATTAGTACTATGCATGTATATGTTGGTTACACCGATAGAAAATAGGGTACAATTTGACCCTATACAGGAGATAGAATGAAGAAATTAATTGCACTATTCACAATAGCAGTATCTACTGCGACAATGGCTGCAACCCCTATTGATAGAGGTGTTGTAACTGATACATATAAAACTGTTATCAAGCAGATACCTTATAGAGTAGAAGTCTGCCAAGACAGAGTACAACCTGCAGGTGATGGAAGTGCAACTAATGAACTGGTCGGCGCACTCTTTGGTGGTGCAATAGGCAATCAGTTCGGAAATGGTGATGGTAAAGATGCAATGAC